ATATGCCGGACACGACTTATGCGCGTGACCTGGCTACGGCTATGGAGCGGGGCGACGTTTCGCAAAGCTCTTTCGGCTTTAAGACTGCCCCTGGTGGCGATTCTTGGGCCGAGGACGCGGACGGCTTTCCCCTCCGAACCCTGAACAGTATTTCACTGTTCGATGTCTCGCCGGTGACTTATCCGGCTTACACCGATTCCACTTCCGGCGTCGGTTCTCGCGCTCTCGCCTCTCTGGCAGAACAGCGCGGTATTTCGGTTGCGCGGCTGGATTCGCCCGAGGCGATCCGGGCCGCTATTCGGGGCGAAGTCGAGGCTCCGGCGCTAAGCGAAGCGCGGACTGTCTTCCCCCGATACGAGCTGCCTACCGATCCGGTGGCGGCTTACGCGGCTCTGACCGCTTTCTGACGTGTCAAACTAGTATTTGGAGAAACCATGGATTTCGCCGCTCTGGCGAATGCCGCGCTCGAAGAGCGCATGAAGCTGGTCACCGAGCTTCGCACCATCGAGGGTGACTCGACCCTTTCTGACGCTGAGAAGCGCGAGCGTGTCGAGCGTATTGACCGCGACGTGACCCGACTTGAGGCCGAGGCCCGAGACGCGGTCGAGCGTGGCGAGCGTGAGCGAGAGGTTCGCTCCCTGGCCGAGCGCGCGGGCGGCCTGGTCCTGCCCGGTGCTCCGGAGTCCCGTACCGGTGACCGTGACGAGGCTTCCGAGCTTCGCGCCCTGGCACGCGGTGAGGTTGCGGGTGTCGACTTCGACCTTCGTACGGCGACCAGCGGCACCGCCGCGAATGCCGGTAACACCTTCGCGAACACCTTTGTTGCGCAGGTTATCGAGGCCATGCGCGTTCGGTCCGACTTCTTCTCGAAGGCTCGGGTTCTCACCACGGGTTCCGGCGAAACGATGGAATGGCCGGTCAAGAACGGTCGCCCGACCGCTGCGCAGGTTTCCGAGAACACTGCGTACGGCAAGTCTGACGAGTCGTGGACCAAGACGAACATTGGCGCCTATAAGTACGGTGTCATTGTCGAGGCCACGAACGAGATTGTCGATGACTCGCAGCTCGACATTCTCGGGATTCTTGCTCAGGACGCGGGCGAGGCTGTCGCCGATAAGGTCATGGCTGATCTTCTGGTCGGTAACGGCACTTCGAAGCCGTGGGGCTGGGTCACCCGTTCTACGGGTGCCGTGAACGCCGCGAACCTTGCTGGTGTCACGACTGACAACCTGATCGACCTTCAGCACAGCATTCTTCGCCCTTACCGGAAGAACGCGGTCTTCATGACTTCGGACTCTGCGATTCAGTCGCTCCGAAAGCTGAAGGACACGACCGGCAATTACATTTGGCAGCCTTCGCTTCAGGCGGGCGCTCCGGACACCATTCTTGGTACCGGAATCATGACTGACCCGAACATCGTCACTTCTGGTGCCGGTGCGAAGGTTCTCGTCTACGGCGACCCCTCGAAGTACCTGATTCGCCAGGTTAAGAACCTGCGGGTCGTGCGCTCCGACGAGTACGGCTATGACCGTGACGTCGTCGCCTTCAAGGTGACGTGGCGTGGCTCCGGTGACCTCTTCGACACCGCTTCCGTCAAGGCTCTGACCGTTACCGCGTAATGGTCCTCGGCCCGGCCCCTTCGGGGGTCGGGCCGGTCCTGCCTTGAAGGGGTGTTCATGAAGGTTCGAATTCTTGAGAGCGGGACCGGTCTTCTCGATGGAGAGCCGTTCCCGACTGTTGGCGATGTGGTCGAGCTTCCTTCGGGACTGGCTATGTCGCTTCTGAACGATAAGCGCGCTGAGATCGTGGCCGGCAAAGCCGCTGAATCGCGCGAGACGGCCGCTTCTGCGGCCCCTGAGAAGCGCGGCCCCGGTAGGCCGCGAAAGGCCGCGTAAGGGGGCACTGTGCGGTTTCTGAGCGGTAGGGCCGTGACTCTGCGGCATACCTTCCTTGACGACGAGACGCCGATGGTCGTCCCTGCCGTGTCGGTGACTGTGCTGGATGCCCTCGGGGCGACCGTTTACACGGGCTCCGCGACCAGCTCGGGAACGGAGTGGTCGGCCACCCTTCCGGCACAGCCGGAGGGCGTTTACACGGCCTCTTGGCAGGCCGGCACATCGGCCACGGACGCCGAGACCTTCGAGGTAGTCGGCGGGTACCTGTTCACTCTGCCCGAAGCCCGCGGGTCCGACATGGATCTAGCGGACGCTACGCGGTTCCCTACGGCCGAAGTGAAGCACTACCGCGAGGTAGTTGAAGACGAGTTTGAGCGGATCACTGGTCGCTCGTTCGTGCCGCGTACGGCGCGCGTCGAGGTCGAGGCAGACGACAGCTCGACTCTGTTCCTGGGGTACTTCGACGTGACCGCCCTGAAGGCAGTCGAGGGCCCCTCTGGGTCCGTTGACCTCACCGGGTGGACGGTTGCCAGTACGGGCTTCGTTCGGGCCCCGTATGAGCTGGTGGACGGCGACCGGTACACGGTCACCTTCCGGTACGGCTTCGGCCAGGTACCCGAGGACGTGAAGCGGGCCGGTCTTCTGCGGCTTCGCTCTCTCCTGACTGCCGAACGGTCCGGTATCCCCGACCGCGCTACGGCCTTCGTCGCGGCCGAGGGCGGGAACTTCACCCTGGCCACCCCCGGACGGAACGGGTACGAGACGGGGATTCCCGAGGTCGACGCGGCACTGACCCGGTACAAGTACCGGATTTTCTATGACGTGTTGGGGGCCGCGCGGTGAGTACGAACGCGTTCGCCGCGAAGGCCGCTCTACGGGACATGATCAAGGGCCTTCCGGCCCTGGCGGGCTATCAAGTCACCTGGGGCTACCCGACCAGGAACCCCGAACGCCGTTGGGTGTTTGTGGGGGAAGTTCTGTGGCCGGATTCCCAATGGGTGACGAACCGAAGCCGTGAAGAGGTCTTCGAGGTCAGCGTGATTGTGAATGCGCAGATTTCCGGGGCCACGGCCGAAGAGGTCGAGTCCGAGCTTCAGAACATGGCCGCCGGTATCGAGGACGGCATGAAGGCGACACCCAATCTCGGTATTCAGTCCGTTGTCACTACGGACTTCGTTCCTAAGAAGCTGTCTAGCTTCCCCTCGGATCAGGTCTATGAAGGCCAGTTCGAAGCGATTGTTCGTGTGAAGGCGAGACTCTGAATTGAAGACCCTTGTGTATGACGGCCCGTACGGGGCCGTAGATGTTCCATCCCTCGGCATTACTGCCGAACAGGGTCAGCCTGTCGAGGTCGCCGACGACGACATAGCGTCGGCGCTTCTTCGCCAGGGGTGGCAGGAAGTTAAGGCGAAGAAGGAGACGGCTAAGTAATGGCCACCATTTTTGATCAGTATTTCGGTGTCATCGACGAGTCGACCTACGGCACGGCCGTTCTTCCGACGAAGTTCTTCGAGTTCACCGATGAAGGCATTGAGGGCAAGTACGAGCGGATTGACTCCGAGGGTATCCGCGCGGCTACTCGCGTTCTTCGAAGCGACCGATTCGCGGTCAACCCGAAGGGTGCCGAGGGTGACGTGAAGATGGAAGTTCAGTCGGGAGGCTTCGACTTCTGGCTGAAGCACATGTTGGGCGGCCTTTCCTCGGGTGCCCCCTCGGGCGGCTTCATCACTCACACGGCGACCCTGGGCGACCTGAACGGCAAGAGCTTTACGGCTCAGGTGGGCCGGGTGGACAACACCGGGACTCTCACCCCGTTCACGTACGAGGGTGGCAAGGTCAAGGAATGGGAGCTTACGAACGCCGTTGACGAGCTTCTGAAGCTCTCTGTGACGTGCGATTTCGCTAAGGAGACGATCGGGGCCGGCACCGGGGCCTATGCGCAGGCTACGCCCACTTATGTTGCGAATACGAAGCTCTTCAGCTTCGGCGGCGGCACGGTCACCGTGGGCGGTTCTTCCTTCCAGATCAGTGACTTCTCTCTGAAGGCCAGTAACGGCCTGAAGGATGACCGGTACTTCATCCGGAACACCGGTAAGAAGAGTGAGCCGCTGGAGTCCGAGCTTCGCAAGTACGAGTGGAGCATTAAGGGCGAGTTCGGCGGCGTGACTCAGATCAACCGTGTGGCCGCTGCAATCGCGAGTGGTGCAGTCGCCGATATCACGGTTCTTTGGGATGGGCCGGACAACTCTCAGTTCAAGGTTCAGATGCCGTTCTCTCGGTTCGACGAGGGCCCGGTTTCCGTGGGCGGCATGGATGTTGTCGGCCAGGACCTTTCCGGTATCGCTCTCACGGACGGTACCGCGTCCCCCGTAACGATCACCTACAAGGCTCTTCAGTAAGGGCTGAAACTAGTATTGGGGGAACTGGGCTATGGCCACTGAAGGCATTTACGCGAATGTCGAGGGCCTAGCCCAGTTCACCCGCGCTCTCGCGCGTGCCGGTGCTGACGGCATGCGTGCAGAGGTGAAACAGGCGAACTTCGACGTTGCCGACAAGCTGACTCAGGCCGCGAAAGAGAAGGCTAACGGCCTTTCTCGACAGCAGAGAGCCGCGGCCGATTCTCTGCGGGCAACGAAGACACAGAACTATGCGGCCGTCCGTCTCGGATCGGCCCGTAAGCCGTACGCCCTAGGTGCCGAATTCGGCGCTAAGAAGCTCACCCGTAATGGCCGTGTCGCCCGAGGCTTCAAGCCCTGGCGAGGAAACCAGTTCAACGGGTGGGCCGGTGGCCCCGGTTACTTCCTTCATCCCTCGATTCGCGAGAAGGGCCCTGCCCTTATCCGTGAGTACGAGAACCACATTGACCGCCTAATGTCGGAGGCATTCCCACAATGAGCAACACCCCCGAGAGCATTTCTCTTCGCATTGACCCTGACGTTCTCACCATCGGTGATCTCGAAGACTTTGAGGACGTCGTAGGGGCCGCCATCTATGACGTTCTTTCCCCTCGGCCGGTGATCGGCTCGGACGGGAAGAAGGTTCTCGACGAGAAGGGCCGCCCCGAGCTTGAGACGAAGATTCCGACTAAGGCCCTGAAGGCCCTTATCTGGATTTCTCAGCGTGTCGATAACCCTGACTTCACTCTTCAGGATGCGCGCAACGTTCGCGTTTCTGCCCTTGAGCTGGTCGGCACTGAGGACGGCCAGGGAAACGACGAAGAGCAGAGCGCCTGAAAGAGCGGGCGGCGTTCTGCCATTTCTACCGCATGACTCCCGTGGAAGTACGGGGCCTTAAGACGGCCGAGTACCGCGCTTTCTGCGAGTACATGAACGAATTTAACGCTAGGCGGGAGTCTTTGTAATGGCGGATCAGAGGACGCTTCGCGTTGTCATTGTCGGCAACGCCGATTCGGCTCAGGACGCGATTCAGGGACTCGCCGACACGTCCGAGGACGCGGGCGGCCAGGTCGACGTCATGGGCGGGAAGTTCGGCAAGCTGAAGGGTGCCATGGCGGGTATGGGGGCCGCCGTGGCGGCGGCCCTTCCCCTGGCCGGTCTCATGGCCTTTCAGAAGGGCCTAGACGAGATAGCCAACCGGGCGAAGACCGCGGCTTCTATGGGCCTTACGGGCAAGGATGCGGCCACGGCCGGCAAACTTGCTGGTGACCTTTACGTGAGTGGTTTCGGAGAGTCGACGGCCGAGACTGGCCAGATAGTTAAGCGGGTCCATGATGACCTGAACCTGTCGATTAACTCGGTCGACTTCAAGCCCATTGCTAATAAGGTCGCGACCGTTTCTAAGGTCATGGACCAGGACATAGGCGGAACGACGCGGGCCGTCGCGAACCTTATGCGAAACGGCCTGGCGAAGAACGCGAACGAAGCTCTCGATATTGTCGCCGCGGGCTTCACTCACGGTGTCGATAAGAGCGAAGACTTCCTTGACACTCTGAACGAGTATGGAACTCAGTTCAGGAAGATGGGCCTTGACGGCGCTACGGCTACCGGGATTCTTTCCCAGGGCCTTAAGGGTGGCGCGCGTGACGCTGACCTTGTCGCGGACGCGATCAAGGAATTCTCTATTCGCGCAATTGACGGTAGCGCGACTACGGCAACGGGCTTCAAGGCTATTGGCCTGAACGCCGGTGAGATGGCGAAGCGTATCGGTAAGGGCGGTAAGGACGCGTCCTCAGCGCTTCAGGAAACCATGGACAAGCTACGGGCCATGAAGGACCCGGTTAAGCAGAGTGCCGCCGCTACGGCGCTTTTTGGCACTCAGTCTGAGGACCTGGGTAAGGCCCTTTACTCGATTGACCCGAAGAGCGCGGTTGATTCCCTCGGGAAGGTCAAGGGGTCGGCTCAGCAGATGGCCGACACCATGAGCAAGAACGCTGCGGCGAAGGTCGATACGTTTAAACGAAAGCTGGAGTACGGGCTTACATCTGCTGCGGCGAACGCCATTACGGCTTTTCAGGGCCTCGGAACGAAGCTCTCTCCGGTCTTCGACAAGATCGGCCAGGCTTCAGCGCCGTTCATGAAGGGCCTCGGCGATATCGGCTCGAAGATCAAGACGAGCTTCGAGACGGGGGCCGCCCGTACGGCGCTCGACCAGCTCGGGCAGAAGCTACAGGGAATTTGGCAGGTCGTTGGACCGGCACTTTCTCAGTTCGTGACGTTCTTCAAGACTCAGCTAATGCCAGTCTTTCAAGAGCTTTGGGCTAAGGCTCAGCCGGTTCTAGTGCAGCTCTGGCAAACGTTCATGACGTATCTGGACTTCATCAAGCTGGAGATTCAGGGCTTTATCGAGGTCGTCAAGTGGCTTTGGCAGACCTTCGGGCAGACGATTCTTAGCTATGTGAAGACGGCGTGGGATGCCGTGTGGCAGGTCATTTCCGGTGTCCTGTCGATTATCCAGGGCATCTACAACACGTTCATTGGCATCTTCACCGGCGATTGGTCGAGGGCATGGACGGGCATTAAGCAAATCTTCTCGGGTATCTGGAACGTCATTGTCGGCGTGTTCAAGGCTGTATGGAACACGATAAAGACGGTCCTGAAGCTCGGTGTCGACGCCGTGAAGGGGATTTGGTCCCTGGCTTGGAAGGCCGTTAGCTCTTTCTTCAAGGGCATATGGAGCGGCATTTCAGGCTTCTTCTCCGGGGCCATGGGGAAGCTGAAAGGCTATGCGTCCTCGGGCGTTAGTGCCGTGAAGACCTTCTTCGTTAACGGCTTCCAGTCGCTCTATACCAGCGTGAAGGGAAAGCTCTCCTCGGTCGTCTCGACCGTGAAGGAGATTCCCGGCAAGGTGAAGAGCACGCTTTCCGCGCTCCCTGGTCAGATGCTTTCCATCGGTAAGCACATCATCGACGGCATCGTTAACGGTATCCGGAACTCTCTCGGTCGCGTGATGAGTGCCGCTAAGGCGATCGTCGACAAGATCCCTGGCCCGATTAAGAAGGCCCTGGGCATTCACTCGCCTTCAAGGGTCATGGCTTCTATCGGTAAGTGGATTATCGAGGGTCTTGTTAAGGGAATGCTCGGCGGCTCGAAGAAGGTCGCCGCTACGTCGAAGAAGCTTCATGAGCTGGTAACGAAGGCTTTCAAGGCCGGGAAGATCAGCAAGAAGAAGAAGGACAGCCTTAACGACTACATATCGAAGCAGAACAAGAAGCTTCTGAAGCTCTCTAAGGAACGCGAAGCGATCCATAAGAAGCTCACGACTCTTCAGACGAAGCTCACCGATATGAAGAAGGCTAAGGCCGATATGGCCTCTTCGGTGTCGACGAAGGCTAAGGACTTCGGTTCCTTCATGGGTGCCCTCGATACGTCGCAGTACGGGGACAACTCGGCTAGCGCGATTATCGGTCGGCTGAAGGGCAAGCTGAAGGCCATTGTCGATTTCCGGAAGAACCTTACGACTCTCGCGAAGCGGGGCCTCGGTAAGGGCATCATTGCGGAGATTGCTCAGGCCGGACCCGAAGAGGGCGGCCAGATGGCTTCGGCTCTCCTGAACGCTGGTGGCGGCCAGATCAAGGAACTGAACTCCACCTATTCGCAGATCGGGAAGCAGTCCGACAACCTCGGCAAGTTCGTGTCGGGCAACTACTACGACGCGGGCATTCACGCCGTTACGGGTCTCGTCAACGGCCTGAAGTCGAAGGAGAAGCACCTTACTAAGGCCATCGAGAACATGTCGAAGGCCATGGTTAAGAGCCTGAAGAAGGCCCTGGGGATCAAGTCTCCTAGCCGTGTCTTCAAGTCTCTGGGTGGCTTCACGGCACAGGGCTTCGAGCATGGCATTCGGAGCGGTCACGGGGACGTTCAGAAGGCGATTGACGAGATGGCCGGCACCAGGCCGAACGGGCGGCTTGCTAACAGGTCTATAGCCCGTGAGATGGCCCTTCAGGGGGCCTACGGCGGCCAGGCCGCCCCGGTGGTTCACGTCACTGTTCAGGGCAATGTCACGGCGGAGCGTGCTCTAGCTAAGTCCATTGCCACCACCATTCGAGACGAGATCGTTCGCAACGGAAAGCGCAACGGGGGAAGGACGGGACTCTAAGCATGGCGACGATTCCCAAGGTCACCGTAGAAGTAGCCTTCGACGGTGGCCCCTTCTCCTCCTCGTATACGTGGACGGACATTAGCGATTACGTCGAGGGGTTCTCGGTTCGGCGCGGCCGGAACAATGAGCTGGACCGTATCGAAGCGGGAACCCTTTCGCTGACTCTCGACAACTCGGACGGGCGTTTTACGCCCGGTAAGGAGAAGTCCGGGGGGAATATCCTCTCGGGCTACTCCGGTCAATTCGTTTGGGACTTGACCGGCCGTGCGAATAACACAGTTATGTCCACGATCAATGTCGGCCAGGTGGACGACGACCAGAAGACTCGGGTTATGTCCCGCACCGTTTACACGGACGGGAAGCCCGTGTCTTGTTACTTCGCTGTGAAGTGGCTCGACGCTAGCTCGAATGTCTTGCGCTTCGTGATCGGTACGCGCTTCGTCGCGGACAGCTCTCCGGCCGTTTACACGCACGAAGAGGCCCCTCCGGCTGGAGTGGCTTCGGCCGTTCTGTACATCTACGCGGACACGTACCCGGAGGGGAACACCCCTAGTCTCACGGCGTACGGGGAAAAGGCCGAGTGGTACAAGACTCAGCCGTATTGGCCGAACGTTGTTCCTCGGCGAAGGGTTCGGGTTCGTACCTCGAACCTGGCCCCGAAGGACTTGTCTACCGGTGGCGATATCACGCACACCTCGGCTCAGTTCTCGACTTCGCACAGTGCCGGAACTAGCAACTCTTGGGCCTCGGTCCCGAAGAGTGGCGCGGGCTCGATCCGTATCGACTGTGGCAACAACGGCACCGCGGACTACGCCTCTTCGGTGCGATGCGGCTACGTGTCCAGTGGGAAGGCCGTTGGTTGCTCGAAGGTGGTTGCGGGCCAGACCTACAGCGCACGCGCTCAGGTCCGCCTAGGGGCGTCTTCTCCGGCCCTTTCCGTGAAGATGCTCGTTCGCTGGTATGACGCGGCCGGCAACTTCCTTACGACCAGCTCTGACAGCCTCTCTGTGGCCCTTCAGAACGGCGTTTGGGTGGCGCTTCCCCTAACGGGTGTCGTGGCTCCTGCTAACGCCGTATGGGCCGGTCTCTCTATCGGTACGGTCGGCGGAGACGGCGGCGGTTCCGGGTACCTGTTCATTGACGAGATTCAGTTTGAGCAGGGGTCGACGCTCTCTGAATGGAACCCTGGTGGCTCGATCTTCCATGGGTACATAGAGAAGTGGCCCGTTACTGCGGACGGCCTTACGGCCTCGGTCGACGTGTCGGCCGTTGACGGCTTCTCCGTCCTCGGAAACACGGACCTTCGAAGGGCCATGCAATCCGAGATCCTGTCGACTGGTCCTCTCGGTTATTGGACTGGTGGCGATCCGGTCGGCTCGACCAGGCTTGAAAATCTGGTGAGCGACCAGCAACCGGCGAAGCTTGTTGCTTCGAAGTACGGCGGTGCCACTCCCCTACTCGGGGCAGATTCCATCGTTGCGAAGGACTCCACCACCTGTTACAGCCTGGCGAACGTGTCGAGCAATCAGGGAACCGTGGTCGATATTTGCGACGGCGGAGCGAGAAAGTACGTCCTCGGAACTGACTTCTCGGTTGCCTTCTGGACCAACCCGACTCGGCCGTCTAGCGGCCAATGGGTGACCCTGTTTGCCGGGTGGTCGGATACCGGAACCGAGTTCATGACTATTCGCATGGACAGTAGCGGCTTCGTTCAGGTCAATACGACTTTCACGGACGGAACGCAAACCTCGTTCACGTCTCCCCTTGCCCTTAGCTCTAGCTCGTCGCACTTCATCATGGTGCACGTCGACCAGGGCGTTACGCGGCTGTATTACGACGGGGACTTGAGAGCGTCTTATACGGGCACGCTTCCGGCGAACCTCGATATCCGTGACCTTCGCTGGGCATCCTTCGGTGGTCGCCAGGCCGGAGCGATTTACGCCGAGTACAGCAATGGTCGGCATGGTCACTTCGCTGTATGGGACCGAAGGGTTTCCTGGGCGGAGCAAAACGCTATATGGAACCTCGGCCAGGGGCCGGAGGTTACCGAGTCGGAGTCGGCTCGCATATCGAGGCTTGCCGAGTATGCGGACTTCACCGGCGATACGGCCCTAGACGCTGGTCTGAGCACTCTTCAGGGGCCTTCCTGGGATACGGGCGCGAGCGCGCTCGACGAGCTTCAGGGGGCCGCTCAGGACGCTTCCGGATACATCTTCATGGATGGGGACGGGCGGCTTACTTACCACAACAGGCAACGGCGCCAATCCGCGGTTGTCCGGTACGAGCTTGCCGACAGTCTCGGCCTTCCCTGGGAGCCTGGCCTTCAGTTCGAGATGGACGATGACCGCATTATCAATGAGGTCTCGTACAAGCGGACCAACGGCATTGAAGGTGTCCTGAAGGATCAAACGTCTATCGCCGCGTACGGCCGTAAGTCGACCAGCATCGAGCTAGGGGTGACTTCGGATAGCTCGGTTCAGGATGCGGCCTATACGTTGCTAAACGTCTACGCCGAACCCATGGTTCGGTGCGATTCGGTGACGCTGAAGGCTTCGGCAACTCCGGGCCTGTTCCTGGTGGCTCTCGGGGCCGAGATTGGCGACCGGATCACGCTTTCCGATCTGCCTACGGCGGCCCCGGATGCGGAACTTGACTATTACGTTGAGGCCATCGACACGAACGTTTCCGTGGACGGCGGAACCCTCGAATGGGTTACGACCCTTTCCCTGTCTCCGGCCGATGGTTCCGACGTGTGGATTCTGGAGGATTCCACGCTAGGCAGGCTCGACCGTACAACGGTCCTGGCCTACTGATCACGCTCGTTTAAACGTCCTGGGGGCGGCCGGCACCGGTCGCCCCTTTGGCGTTTCTTGCCTCTTTGGAGTCTGGCCGCTATGGCTACCGTTCCCGCTACTCAAAGCTTTCTCGCGGGCGAGAAGGTCACGGCAGCGAAGCTTATTGCTGCCGCGAAAACCCCGCTCGACTTCCTTATGAACCCCCCTCGATGCAATGCCTATTCAGGCACGGGTATTGCGACGGCGACCAGCACGGCAACCCTGGTCACCTTCGACTCTGAAGGTTGGGATACGGATTCGATGCACTCGACCGCATCGAACACCAGCCGAATCACGATCAATACGTCTGGCCAGTATCTCGTCAACTTCTATGCACGGTTCCCGCCGAACGCGACGGGTTATCGCATGCTGAACCTTCGATTGAATTCCGCCGGAAGCTCGGGCGGCGGAAGCACTATGAGCACCATTGCCATTGCAGCGGCCCCCACCACCAGCACGTTCGTAACGCGAACCTTCGAACTTACGTGTACTGCCGGTGACCATTACGAGCTTTTCGCGACTCAAAGCAGCGGCTCGTCTCTGACGCTCGAAACGGGTCAGCGTGTGACCGGTATGGAATTCCGCTGGCTTGGCACCTGATCATTTAAGGAAAGACCCTTGACTCTCCTCGGCTTTGCCGGTTGGGCGTTTGGCGCATTGGCCACGGTAGGCGCATTGGCCGCCGCATACGTCCGCGTTCGATCCTCCGTGGATAACCAGACGGCGGAGATTTGGAAGGGCGAGGCTGAAGCGCAGAAGGCGCGGGCCGATCGTCTCGAAATGGCGCTAGGGGAATTGAGCGAGCGCGTCGCTCGCCTCGAAGCCGAGAATCGGCACCTTTCCGAGCTGGTTACCGGACAGCAGGCGATTGCCGAACTGAAGGCCATTGTGACGGCCCAACACCAGGAACTCACCTCTCTTATTCGTACCGCCCCGGAAGGACAGTAATGGATTTCGTACAGGCTAAGTGGTACGGCCCTGGCCGTACCGTCCCTATTCGCGTGATCGTCATTCACGACATGGAGGCCCCCGAGGGGCCGCTTACCGCCGAGAACATCGCCCATTGGTTCGCGGACATGCCCGCGTCTAATAAGGCTTCGGCGCATGTGTGCGTGGACAACAACAGTGCGGTTCGTTGTGTCGCCGATGGTGACCGGGCCTGGCATGCTCCGGGCGCGAACTCTGACGGCCTCGGCATCGAGCTTGCCGGGTACGCGCGTCAGTCTCGCGCTGAGTGGCTGGACCAGTATTCGAAGGGCGTTCTCGACCAGGCCGCGCGGGTCGTGGCCGGATGGTGCCTGAAGCACAACATCCCCGCCCGGAAGCTCACCGTGGCCGAGCTGGTCGCCGGTAAGCGAGGCATCGTCGGTCACCGTGACGTGTCGGCGGGTTACCACCAGACCGATCACTCGGACCCCGGTCCTAACTTCCCGTGGGATTACTTCCTGGGGCGTGTAAACGCGTTCCTGAACCCGAAGCCTTCCGCCCCTTCGGTTCCCTCGAAGCCGAAGCCGAAGCCTTCGAAGTACGTTCCTCCGGCCTTCCCGAAGGGCCTTCGGCCCAATAGCTCGACCCCCTCGGCGAAGACCCTTCAGCGTGCCCTGAAGGCCGCTGGATTCATGAACAAGAGCGTTCCCGAGTCGGCCAACTACGGCCCGAAGACTCAGGAATCGGTGGGCCTGTTCCACCGGAAGTATCCGCAGTACGCGGCTCAGGGTTCTACCTGGGATGTAGAGATAGGCCCGAAGGGTTGGGCCGCTCTCTTCAACCGCGCTTATGGAAAGTAAGGGAATCAGTGAAGTTTCTTAAGGCCAATCCGGCACGCGTCTACTCGCTTGCCGTTGCTGTCCTCGGCCTGGTGGCCGCGTATGGCGTCGAGGTTCCCTCGGCGCAGGTTCTCGGCGTAGTCGCGGCCGTCCTCGGCCTGGTCGGTGGTGAAGCCGTTCAGCGCGTCGAGGACGCGAAGACCCGTGACGCTCTCCTGACTCCGTCCCCGGCCCATGTGGGCCTGGCCGACGAAGGCTAGCCCGTAGGGCGTGGCCGGCACATTGCCTCCGACCGGCCTTCAGCACGTCCTAGGGCAAGACGAACCCCCCAGCATCCTCACGGGTGTTGGGGGGCTTTCGTCGTTCTGTAGGACGTTTACACGGGCTCCACGGTGGCCGGCACCTACACGGCTACGGGCTTCATCTGCTGTGCCCGGTCGTACAACTCGGCGGCCCCGTGGTGCCGAAGGTGGGGCCGGATCAGACGGCGCATGTTGGCAATGCGTTCGTCTGCTCGGCCGGAGTGAACTAGCGGGTAGTCGTCGAGGGCAGCATGCCAGGTCTTCACGGCCTCTTCGAGGTGCCCCACCTGAAGCTGACGTTCGGCGAGAAGCGCGCGCATGCGCACGTTGCCCCTGCGGTACACGGCGAACCGAACCCGGTTGCTCTCCTGTAGGGCTTCGATCGATCCGTGAACGTCGCCTAGCTCGTAACGCACTTGCGCAATGTGGTAGTTGAGTGCGGCGGGATCGTAGGACCCGAGGGGCTTCCCTCGGCTCTCGGCCCGGTCCATGGCGGCCTCGGCTTCCCGGATGTACCGAAGGGCGGCCGTGCGGTTCCGGTCCTGTGCTGCGGCGTGCGCCTGTTGTCCGGTAAGGAAGGCCAGCATGCGCGGGCCAGCCTTCGGGGACGCTGCGGCGGCGGCCTCGGCCAGGCTCAGCGCGTCCTGTCCGTGTCCGAGGTCGACGGCCTGAACGCTCATCCCTCGAAGCGTGGTGCAGTACGTCAGGTGATCCTCGGCGGCCCCCGCTAGTTCGAGGGCCTTCAGGTAGTAACTCTGGGCCAGGCCGTGAAGCCCTTCGTCTACGGCCATGTACCCGGTTAGGTAGCAGAGGTCAGAAGCGGCGGACATCATCGCTTGCCGTACGTCCTCGGGGGCTTCCGCCCGGAGGTACGGCGCAACGGTGTTGACAAGGAAGGTTGCGGCCATGGGCCGCGCGGTGCGGCCCCCGAATTGGTCGTCTAGCTCTGAGACCTTCTCGGTCATCTGAACAACCATGTCGACTTCGGCGAAGCCGTAACGAAGCCCTCGGCCCTTCTTCACGGCCTCGGCTCGACCAACTACGTCCGGCCATCCGGGGATTGTGAGCGCAACGGAGTACAGACCGGCCCCGAGCACGCTTCGGCGTGACGGGTCCATATCCGCCCGGCCGAGGTCGACCAGGCCCTGAACGGTGCTAGGGGCGGCCGTGTCGCCCTTCGGGGCGGGTAGTCCGGCCTCGGCGTAGGTGACCTGGCGCCCGAGACGGCGCGAGAGCGCTTCGAGGATCAGCGGCCGTACCTTCACCACGGGCGTATGCCCGCGAAGCCACTTGCTGACGTTGCTCTTGTCGGCCCGGACGGACACACGGGCTTCGTCCCCGGCCCGGTTGATAGCCGTGGCGAGTTGCCCAAGGGTCCAATCCGCTTCAGCGAGAAGACGACTCAGACCTTCGTTCGGCTGTTGCTCGGCCATGACCACTCCCCGAACTTTCCACGCTTTCAACCCTCGCTGACTCCCCAACGGTACCGCCGCGGGCTACGGCGCGGTTGCGTAGAGCGACAACGTCAGCGAGAGGACAGACCATGCCTGGGGAACGGGTGACGAGCGGGACCAGCGTCGACAGCTTGCCTCTCGACGTAGAGACGATCTCGGACAGCATCGACCTAGCCGGGTCGATGCCGCTCAGCACGTCGACCCGTGCCGAGATTGACACCACCACGAACACGCTTGTCGGGCACCTGAACGCGCTTCTGGCCGAACCCGTTTGGGAGGGCGACGAAGAGGCCCTGAAGCTCTTCCAACAGGCGTACAGGCACCTAGAGTTGACCAACCGTCCCACCGGGCGGACTCCTGCCTTCGCGGCCTTCTCGTACATGCTGGAGTCGGCCGCGCTCACGAAGGCTCTCGTCTCGATCTACGCCATGAAGAACGGAATCGATCTCCCGTGAGTGTCCGCTCTACCTACCGGTTCGTGAACTTCACGACCACGAAGGACCCGATCGGGGAAGAGACCTGGGCCGCCGTGTGCGTGTCCGGCGACGAGAAGGAATGTGGGGCCAGGTCGAAGGATTTGGGCGGCGACGAAGACGCTAACGACTGGATGGCCGAACACGCTTCCGAGACTGGCCACGAACGCTTCAAGCGCGTCTTCAGTGACTACGCGATCGTGAGGCCGAAGCAGCCGTGACGGTTCGCCAGTTCGTCACCGGGTGGTGTCTGCTGTGTCGTCGCGGTGGTCTGCCCGTGGTCTGGATAGGCCCGGTCGAGCATGACGGCCAGACGGCCCCGATCTTCGCGTGTGAAGGCTGCTGTGAGTTCGTACGGCAGTACATCGCGCAGTATCAGCGGGACGTGCGTTCCGCCTGAAGGCTCCCCGTTCCGTCTGTCTCTCCCCCGGACGGACGCCAGGGGAAACAAGGAAGGGGCGGCCCCCGCGGGCCGCCCCGTCTCTTTGCCGTACGAC